AGGTCTCCACCACCATTCTCTTGTCGTTCCGTTAGAAGCCTTAAATCTCCACTATGTATTCTAAATTCTCCACCGACATTGACCATTGTGCTTGGACTATGACCAGGCATAAGAGCACCCTCTGCTGGAAACTCATTTACTTTTGTAACAGGTATCGGATTAGTTGTTGCCAATACAGAGTCTCGTGGGTTCAAACTAAATATACCAGCAGGACCCATCATTGTTGTGATACCACCAGGACCGGCATACATGTCGTCTACTGATATAGCTTTCGCATCACTCATCATACTCTTTATTCCAGCTCCTATTATCCCAGCTAAACCAAGAGCCCCTATCGCACCAACTCCTAAAGAAAGTGCTGATATGTCAGCTACCATCTTAGCCAGAGTAGCAAATGTACCAAACAAAGCTTTTCCAGCCAAAAAAGCAAACTTGACTCCTGTTGCCGTAAGTGCTACACCTAATCCACCAAGAGCAGTCATCAACATAGGCATTAAAGCACCACTCTCTTGAAGAGCCACCAAAAATTTTCCAAAACCTTCAAGTACAGGAACTAAGAAACCAGCTATAGAACCTAAAGCAGGACCTACAGAACCAACTAATATAGCGCCTATCGAAGATAGTTGAGCAGCTAATTGACTAAAGTTAGATAAGGCATCTTTACCAAGTAAGTCTTCAAATGATTGATCTCCCAAACCATCACCGATTTCAGCAGTTCCATTTGCAAGTTTTGCAACTTGAGCAACATTCATATTTAAAGCTTTTGCTAGTGACTCTTGTTGTAAGATACCCAAGTCGTTAAAATTACCTATACCCTCTAACTGACTTTTAATTTCCTTTTGAAATCCTACAGCATCTTTATTTAATGCGAGTTCTCTAGCCCTCTGTAAATTTATTGTCTTTCCAAGTATTGCTGAGGCTTCAAGTTCAGCATTTATTGATGATTCGAAATCTAACATTCCTTTCATGGAACTAGCAATATCGTTTATTGACATTCCAAATTGTCTAGCTGCTATCGCAGCATCAAAAATATTTTCACCACTATCTTTAGTAAATAAAGCAATAGTTTCAGCTGAACCAGCAATATCTTTCATAACTTGTGCTGGTGCAACACCTCGTTGTCTTGCCAGTTGTGCAGCACCTTCTGATAGTTTTTCTGCCTGTTCAGCAGATAAATTTGCGGTCTGTGTAAGTACACCAAATAACTGAGTACCCTCACTAACTGATATACCTAAAGCTTTACTCGTATCTATTACCTTTACAGAAAGACCAGTAGCTTCTTCAAGAGTCATTCCAAAATTAGAAGCTAATTCAGATGCTACACTACCAATATCACCAACATTAGAACCTAATTTTATTGCCTCTATATTTGATGCTAATATCTGACCTTGTAACTCCCTACCTAATAGATTTATACTTCCAAATTGTTCTCCAATTTTATCAACTGTTTTAGCAAACTCTTTTCCTAAATTAACTAATTGTTTTAATACAACAAGACCAGCGGTAAGTGCAGCAGTTGCAATTAAAAATTTCTTTTCTTTTGGACTTGCCTCTTCTAATTGTTTCTTAAAATCTTTTGCTTTACTAACCAATCCTCCTGTAATTTTATCAAAAAGTGTCCCTTCAGCCTTTTTCTCTTTTGCTGCTTGTAATATTTTTAACTCACCTTGTAATATTCCAGACAAAGTTTGTTCTTGATCTAATAGTTTATCAGCACCTAAGTTTCGTAATTGTGTTTGTCTCTTTTCACTCTCTGCTATTTCAGCTTGTATACCAGCAATATCATTTGCACCAGAACCAATAGCCTGTATGACCTCTAATTGTTCAGCCCTCATCGGTGATATTTCACCCTCAACACTTACTGATTTCTGTAAAAGATTTAATAGTCCCCTTGTATTTTGAATGTTCTTTTTTGCTATATCTGAGATATCAGAACCAAGTGTCTTCATAGAAGTCAACTTCTTAGTTCTCTCCGCTAACATACTATTTATTTGTTTATATAAAGGACTTGATTTTCTAGTTAATTCAAGTTCTTGTGCGGATAAATCTACTCCCTTTTTTTCTAAAACAGTTATTCTTTCTAAGGTCGCGAGGTACTCTTTTGAGTTTTTCTTCTGTGTACTTAAAAGTGTGTTTTCTTTTTCAATAGAAGCATTAATCTCTTTTCTTAATTTTACAACCTCTTTTAAATTTTGTGTTTCAGCCATTATTTTAGATAATCAGGTATAGGTATACCTTCATCCTTATACAATTTGATTAGTTTTTTTCTTGTATTATCAACTTGTTTTTCAGCTCCTTTAAGAGCTTTTTGATACTTTGTCTTCTTAGAAGACTTATCTTTTTTAGCTTTTACTTTATCTTTTTTAAGACCTTGTAATATTTTAGAAAAGAATCCCTCTTCCATTACATTATCTTTATCCATATATGACATGATGTAGTTCCCCTAATTATATTAATAAATATAAAGAAAAGAGTTATTTAGGTGAAAATCTACGAGGTATTGTTGGTGCTGGTTTTTGATTTGCTTGGTCAATCTGCTCTTTTTCTTTCTTCTTCAAATCCATAAACTCTCGTAGATAAAAGTTTTTTAGATGTACAGGCATATTATAGACATCACTAAATGTAAAGCCAGGTGTCCCATATATGAAGTAAAAAATAGATTGATGTATATCTAACTTATTGGATGGACTTAGGCCAAAAAAACTCGACTGTCAGCGGAATTGACACGCTAACAGACTCACCTCCTATCTCAATTTCCGATGTCAAATCAATATCGGGAGAAATTTCTTTTATATAATTCCTCAATGCCACAGAGTCACGAGCCAACATATTTTGTGAAAAGGCAGTTATGGTTTCTGGTTTATTATCCCCATCTACATCAATAATCGTATAACGAAGTCGAGTCGATATTTCTGTATTGTAACCAAACTTTTTAGATTGTTCCAAATCTTTTTCTATTTGTTTTTCATCGGCACCTGTAAGAAGTTTAAACTTTACTTTATTTTTACCGATAGGTGTTTCATATTCAAATGTATTATCACTATAATCTACATCTTTTAATGCGTCTTTAAATTTACATTCTGTAAGGTCGAATGTATGTTCTATGGTTTCTTCAAAATTCTTTGGATTACTTACTTCAGCAGTATATTCTGGACCATAAGCAAGGATACGAGCGGCAACCAACACAGCATTCTTATCACCTAAAATCAAATGTTCTTGTTTGACACCATTAGTGACAATCAAACTATCCAATAATTTGTCAATAACCACACCTTTTTTAATAAGATTTTCAGACATTAGGATGTCCTCTTCTCGTGTGGTCATGTATTTTAATTCTAATTTACCTTCAGCAAGTGGTGAGTCTTTTCCATATACTTTACCACCAGACGGTAAATCAATAATTTCCGTAGGGAACTTTTGTTCTGACATTATAACTCCTTGTTGTATTTAGTACAACGGTTTTTTAGAATTCAAGTATAGCGTAATCGTATCTTAGTGTTAAGGTAATTTCTACAGGATTAGAATCACTAAAGTCTAAATCACCAAATGCAGCATCTTGAATGTAAGCACCATATAGTGTCCACTTTTCAATGATATCACCCACAGGTCCTAATACTTGAAAGTTGATGTTTTTCTTATAGAAGTCTTGATAACCATCACGACCAGTCGCACTCTCATGGTGTAATCTTATCCACTCGATAACGGCTGAAGCAGCAGATGGAACAATCGGGTCATACAGAGTTATCTGTAAAGTTTGCCAACGGCCTTTACCCTTGACATACTTGGTAACATTCATATGTTCCAAAACAACTTCATCAAAAGTTATTTGTGGTCTTTGTGCTGTCTTTATTGTAAAGGCAGGTATACCACTAATCTCCATGATAAAACGATTTTTCAGTTTCGGTTCATATGGTGTGTAAAATATTTTATTCGCTTCTAAAAGTTCAGCCATTTGTTATCTCCAAAATTTGGTCTTCAATAATAAATATATGATTTATTTAAAATTACTCAGGAAAAGCAGCTCCTGTTGGTTGTACCACAAAGTCCAATACGATAAACTCAGCAGTTCTTGTAGGTTGGATAAATATCTGACCTATCAACTGATTTCTATCTATGGTTTCTGGCGTGTTATTAGTATCATCCATTACCACTCTGAAAGCGTTTAGACCTTGATTAGCCTGAACTTGTTCCATATAAGGATTAACAGTGTTCAAGAACTGATTTCTTAGGTCTGTTGTATTCTGTTCGAACACAAGTCCTCTTGAAGAGTTAGCAACGAACTTCTTAAGATTGATTAACAATCTTCTTACATTTACTCGGTCAAGAGCAGAAGCTTTCTTCTGTGTTGTTTTCTGTCCGTAAACAGTAACACCTTGACCAGGAAAGGTAGCAATTGGATTCACATTTGATTCGTAAAGTGAATCACGATCCGCCTGTGATAATTTTTTATATGCCTGAACAGCTGAGTCAATTCCACCTCTGTTCAAACCAGCAGGAGCAAACCAAGGTTGTCCAACAGTATCGTTGAAGTGGTAAACACCAGCAATCACAACTGATGGTGGTACATATCTGTTAACACCAGCAGTAGCATCTGAAATCTGTATCCAAGGATAGTAAACAGCAGCATAACTTGAATTTCGTTTTGATGTGTTAGATTTAGCATTAGCAACATTTGTAGATAACGCAACATTGTCATATACTAAGAAACAATCGCCTCTATCTTCACACATTTCAATTGCCTGTCCTATAATTGAATTATGGTGTTCATCTATAGCTTGGTCAATAATACCAGGTAAGAAAAGTAGATTTATATCATACTCGTCTTTGTTACCCAAGATACTAATAGCAGTAGCATATCCACCACCTTGAGCTGTACCAGCTGGTCTAATCTTAGCCTGAGATATATCGATACCTTGTGAGTTACTATCATCTATATCACCATAAAATTTATATGGGTGTTTTTGATTTTCATCACCATTTGAACCAGCAGTTTGTGCAAAAACACTTGCAACTCCAGAGTTTCCAGCTATATCTGTTCCACCACCAAAAGCACCACCGAGACTTCCACTACCAACTAATGGAAAAGCAGATGATGATAGAGCTCCAGCATAAGCAGCCGTCACATCACCATTTTCATCTAAGTAGTTTGGTGTTTTGGTTGAATCAGGAAAATTACTAATTCTAATGAATTTTGATTTATT